TAAATTCAGCATGGCAATACGTTTCCCTGCCGGCAGGTGCTTGACGAAGACAAAAGCAGGGCAGCCATAGTGCCAGTGACGATACAAAAAAGACACCTGATGCGGGCGCAAACCCACCTGCAGGCCACGGCTCACTACTTTATTTTCCAAAAAGCCAATGCGGCCCGAGCCCAAGCGATCAGCAATGACCATATCAGGGAAGCCCAAATTGGCAACCGATTCAACCCGCGATATATCCACATCGGGCAAATTTTCCCGCACATGGTCGGAAAAAACGCTTTCAGGCTTCTTCGCCATCGTAGTGCTCTATCTCAAAAATATCTTGTTTCGGCTCCTTCACCGGTGAAACAAAGGCCGGGTCAACATCACGAACAGCGCTTTCCTGCACGTCAGACGCATTGAGGTCAATAATCGCAGTCGGTGGAGGGCCGCCATAAAGCTTTTTCAATTCATCAAGCTTGCGCTGTACTTCTTCTTTTGACATCGAATCAATGGTGCCGTGCCTGATCTCTTTCCGCTCCACATATATCGTCCCCAAAGCCTGCCCGCGCCGGTACTCCGCCTGCACCGCAGCAGCATATGCGCCCGCCTCAAGTGCTTTATCCCGGATGAGCTGAAGGTCCTTCATGTGCCGCTCGTAAGAAGTATTGTATTTCGATGCCAATTCGGCACGATATGCCTGTATTGCCGCAACAATGTGCGGGTTCAGGTCCGGGTTAGTCAGCTGCCAAGCGATGACAGATGCAGATGTCGGCTTGTAGCCTGCGCGAATGGCGGCCTCCTTCAGCGTGACCCGCCCGTCCCCGCTGACGTACTCTTGCACGAACTTCCAATGCTTTGGGGTAAGCAGTTTTTGGCCAGCATGCGGCCCAACTTTGGCCGCCATCCGGTTGGCAGACTTCTTTTGGATAACCGGTGGCAATTTCCAGACATCTTTCTTTCCCATTACGAAGCCCTCCAGAGCCTCCACCCGCCGTTTATTTTACGTAGGGTGAATACCCACCCCGGATTGTGCTTTTGAGCGTACCTGACGGCCGCTACGCGAGCCGAGAGGGCATTCTTAGCTGAGGGGAAGAAGATACTATCCCCCGGTTCCATGTCAGAGAAGGGATATCGGGTACGACTGGCGGGAATATCAATTCCCTGTTCAATTTCTAACATAGGGTAACTCCATTAATCAGTTACACCATGCTACCGAAGGCAACACACATAGTCAAGGAAACCAGCGAACAAGGCCCCTGATGATCCAAGACTATCCCCTTTGAAATCAAGGCCCTATATATATTTTTAGGGTAATACATTGATTTTGTTTTCAAAAAATTATCCGCGCGCGCATCCCAGAATATTTGTATATCCTATTCGTTCCTACCATCAACGTATTGTTAACGACTAGCTCAAAACCCGCATGAACACTCACTTATTACGGCATTACGTCTATTACGCCAATTCTCACAAAAAAAATATAAAAATAATTTCTTCGTGAAAAAAGTTCTATAGGAACCGCAAAATTGCATAGAAAACCCAATTTCTATTACTTTTTGATCTAGCACGGTCCCCGGTCCGCGATACTTTCCCCTTGCATCACTACTCATTCCCCCCTACAATATCCCCATACATCAACAAACAGCAATAACAAACCACGGTTAGCGTACAGTTAACCACACAGAGAGGAGAACTTCTAATGAAAGCATTCCCAAGCCCTTATGCAGTGGACGAGCACGGCGGTATGGACTTACGTGATTACTTTGCGGCCAGAGCGATGCAAGGACTGTTAGCGCACGATGACGCTGTTTACGGGAAGGGGTCAAACCTAAGTGATGAACTTGCGGCTAACCGTGCGTACAGGATAGCTGACGCGCTGATGAAAGCAAGGGCCTGACATGCCGCACTACCAAGTGAAGATTGAAGAAATGTATGACGAGGAGCCGTGTCTTTTGGGCGTAAGGCATTGTTTGGTTGTAGCGCGGGACTGGTCTTGTTTGGACAGTGACGTGGATTTTTATGGGTACCGTGAGATTGAGTTCGATGTCTTGCATCCTGACGGAAGTTTCTGGCCCGAGGCGGACGAGGCGGTGGCCGAGGATATTGATCTGCGGCGTTATTACGAGGGGGTTATTGCGGAGGAATTAGCATGAAGATGACCTTTATTACGGAGCGGGCGAAGAACCGTATTGCTCGGATTGAGCAATTGCTGCAGGGGGACGGTATGCCTGTGTTGGAAATTTGTGCTGCCTTGTGTATTACGCCGCGTTGGGGGCGGGAGTATATCCGGTATTTAAGGGAGCAGAAGAAGGTTTATATCGTTTCTTGGACGAGGACCACGGATGGCAAGAAGGACCATCCTCTTGCTGTGTACCGTTGGGGGGACGGGAAGGACAAGAGGCGTCCTAGGAGGAAGTCAGGTGCACAGAGGCAGCGCGAGACGCGGGAGAGGATGGTGGAGGATGATTTAGCGCATGAGGTGCACAAGGCGCGGCGCAGGGCAAAGCGGGTAAAGCCTTCCCGGGATTGGACGGCGGCGTGGATACTTAGCAAGGGGGAGTGAGATGGATTTTTTGATTGAGGCAGTGGCGATTATTGGTTGTATTGTGATTCCTGCTTGGTTATTTTTTTCGTGGAGGGATTAGATGCCTTGTGTTCGGGGGGACGAAGAAAAACTCACAAAGCTAAAGTTTTGCACGAGTTGTCAGTTGATTCGGGACGAGGATGGTGGGGAAACGGTAAAGACGCGGCACGTTCCTCGCTGGCGGTGTAAGTCTTGTAAAGAGCATAAGAGTTTGAGCAGTTATGCGGCACAAAAGACTGAGGAGCAGAAACACTTGGACAGGGACAGATTTTTAAGGTCATTCCACGCGAGGGGGGACAAATGTTGACAGTAATACTTTGGGTGGTAGGGGGCTCAATACTGGTGGCAGCACTTTTGTTGGGAATTGTCCAGCTGTTGGACATGTTCATAGGGATTGATGATGAGCACAACTGACTATGACGGCATTCACACATGCAACCCTGATTGCCCACGGCCGGCATGTATCGCGGTCCGCGAGGCGGCAGCAGCGGAGCGTGAAGCGTGTGCGAAGGTATGTGATGACTTCTTGTGTGATCAGGGTCGAATGATACTAGCAAAAACTACAGGAGAATAGTAATGACACTTGCTGAATACATACGCATCAAACGTCTTGCTGCGGGTTTATCGCAGGCGGCGCTGGCTGCAAAACTTAAGATGTCCCAGAGTTCTGTCACGCAGTGGGAGTGTGGGTACACAGCCCCGTCAGCTAAGAATCTGAAACAACTAGCAAAGGCATTGAGAGCGCCACATGCGCAAATGATTCCGCTTTATTTTGCCCGTGCCATCGAAACTAAACTAAAGGAGAAGAACCATCAATGATCACACTAACCCGTGAGGAAGGTTATTACTGCGTTGTTTGCGGCAGGTTTTTGCCTGAAGAAGATGGCGTGATCGTGCATGACGATGTGCCGCACCCTGTTGATATGGACTTTGGAGATGAGGAGAGGCCGCAATGATTTTGAAATCACAGTCAATGCGCTTTGTCATGGCAACCATGATGGATGTCGAACACGAATGGCAAAACAGTAAGTGGAAAGACAAGAGCGACATGATTGATCCAGACAAGCCGATTATCGTGCAAGTTGGCGATTACGGGTATGAAGTGCAATCCTGTGGCGGCGATGGTGATGTCGAGGGTTTTGTCATCCAATGCAAGGAAAATCCTGTGTGCAAGTGGGAAGACATGGAGTGCATAAAGTTATGACCATCACACCAACCCGTGAGGAAGCGCAGGAGAAGAACACATGACTGACTTAAAAACAGCACTCTGGTGCGACCTAACAACAGACGCAGAAAGGTCGGCGTGGCTACTGCTCGGGAGAGGTCACGAAACGGGAGTAGTAGCTAAGTCAATTCAAAATGATCTTGCACGGGCATATCAACGACTCTCAAAAACGGAACCACAGCGCGAATGGGTAGGGCTGACGGATGAAGATCGCATGATATGCGAACAGTCTGAGAGAGGTAATTATTTTGCGCTTTGCCAAGCAATCGAAGCAAAGCTAAAGGAGAAGAACACATGACAATGCACACTTACCCGCTAAATGATTTGCGCGAACACGAAACTGATAAAGGTGCATTTTGCTGGTGTAGACCAGAGTACGACGAGGAGTATGACCTGTATGTACATAGAAGCATGGATGGACGCGAAGAGTATGAAGAAGGAAGGAAGCCTACATGAGCGACCCAGAAATGACTACGTTTGGTATGTACCCAGAGCCTGAACCAGTGGCGTGGCTACACATGCTAACCGTTGATGGTGAATTATTTCCAAAGCCGACGCTTGTTCCACGTAGTGACCAAGACATACCGCTCTACACCGCACAACCGCGCCGCGAATGGGTAGGGCTGACGGATGAAGATCAAGAGATTATCTGCGACAAGTGCTGGGATGACCCTCAGATGTTTATTGAAGCAGTCGAAGCCAAGCTGAAGGAAAGGAACACATGAACGTAAAAATACAATGGGCAACTCCAGACATAGACAAGCAAATAATGTATATGGCTAGAGTATCAAACCCTGCTGGGCAAAGCAGCACCAACTCAGGACTCCTGCATTACTGCATGAAACATGGTCACGTTAGCCCGTTTGAAATGGCAAGCGCATGTATAGAAATTGATACAACCCGCGACATTGCCCGCCAGATTTTAAGGCATCGTAGCTTTAGTTTTCAAGAGTTTAGTCAGCGTTATGCAAGCATTGACTCATTACCGGAAGCAGAATTTAGAGAATGCAGGCTACAAGACACGGCAAACAGGCAAAACAGTTTAACGACTGAAGATCAAGAGTTAATTGAAAAATGGGAGCAATGCCAGCGAGATTTATATGAGCATGCAATAGCTTCGTATCAATTTGCCTTGTCGTCAGGTATTGCGAAGGAACAAGCCAGGGCGTTATTGCCGGAGGGTTTAACGTCAAGCCGTGTCTACATGAATGGGACTATTAGAAGCTGGATCTTTTACTTGCAACAGAGATTAGATTTGAGTACACAAAAAGAGCATAGAGACATTGCAGAGCAAGTATTAGCAGTGTTGCGTACTGTAGCTCCTATAACTATGGAAGCGTTCTTTAAACAATAATAAGAGGCAATCAAATGAAAAAAGAATTTGAGGCATTTGCAAAAGGTTATCGTCAAGGCTTCACAGATGCCAAACAAATATACGACTTAAAAGAAAACGAGCTGTATGTAAAGTCAGGCTGTAACTGCCAAAATGTCATGTATTGTGATGGTGCTTGTTTCCCCGAAATTAATGACTCAGATTTAAAATGAAGCAATTTAACAGTAAACTAACTACATTTATATTTATAATAATGGCATTGACTTCTGTTAGCTGCCTGAATAAATACAAGTTTAATATTTTACATAAACGTTTTTCGGTATGGAGAAATCAAAATAATGACAAAAACTTATACATTTAAAAGCAAACAATTAATAGAAAAATTAAACAAAATTAAAGATTCTATTAAAAATGAAGGATTAATTTCTCAGGAAATATCAGAAAGAACTGGGATAAACAGAGAAGCATTAAAAAAATATACTTTGCATTTAAAAAATACTAAACAAATATACATATGTGATTATCAGTTAAACGGAAATTCATCTGCTCCTGTTTACATGGCTGGCAATAAAGAAGACTGTAAAAAGGTAACAGACAGGTCGCTACTTAAAAAAGTTAAGGTTAAAAACTTTACTTTCCATAAGCCAAAAGATGATTTTATAACCAGCTGGATACCGCGAAGAAATTTAAAAAATGAAGCATATATCAACGGATAACTTGTTTTTCAGAGATCCTGACATTGACCCGCCACCCAAAGCAGCAAGCCTGTTGTTGCTTAACGCTGGCGGTGTTTTGATAGTAGGAACGTGGTCAGATGATTGCATAGGCTGGTGCCCTAAGCCTAAGATACCGAATAGCATCAAAAAGAAATTGGAGAAATAGCTTGTAAGATTTTTCCTTTGGTCTATAATTTATCAATGTGTTTGGTGGCACTAAGTGAGTGTCGCTAGCATTGCAAGAATGGAATGGCTAGGGTAGCTCCTGAAAAGACGATTCGTTACCGTCCTGCCAGCTCCAACAACAGTAACGGCTACCAATAACGTGAGGTAAGTATGTTTTCATATCAGCACCATATCGGTGACTTTCAAAAAGACACAGCTTCATTGTCAGATTCAGACGCAATGGCTTATTTAAAATTGCTTTGGATGTATTACGGCACAGAAACTCCGTTGCCAGCAGAACCTAAATTACTTGCCTTCAAAATCGGATCAAACGCAGATTCAGTTCAGCTAATATTGGACGCTTATTTCCAATTAGATAATGATTTGTATCGTCACAAGCGTTGTGATGCGGAGATTTCTGCTTACAAAGCTAGATCAGTAATTGCAAAAAACAATGCAAATAAGCGCTGGAACAATGCACCTGCAATGCCACTGCATAGCAACGGCAATGCTATAGCTACCAAAAATGATGCTAACCGAGAACCGATAACCGAGAACCAAATAAAAGATATACGTCCGGAAGACGTTGACATATCAGTTTGGCAAGATTTTGCAAAACATCGAAAAGCTAAAAAAGCTCCAGTTACTGAAACAGCAATAAAAATAATTCGCACCGAATCAGGCAAAGCGGGTATTTCATTGCAAGCTGCATTAGAGATGATGTGCGCAAACGGATGGACTGGATTTAAGGCAGGTTGGGTTAAGGATAAGGATCCTGCAAAACCATTGAAGCCGTACTGGATGAAAGGTGGTCAGCTATGAAAGGTCATAAGGAGCTGCTAAATATGAGGATGGAGGGATTCAAACCTCGTGGTATCTGGGTGTACTACGGCCAAGACTCACTCAAAGGCTGGAGCACTTGGGACAAGTCAAAGGACAACTTTCTTTATCCTGAGATCGAGATTTTAGAGACAGAGCCACTTGGCACACTTGATTTACGTTTTGCAATTGAGCTTGACGTTCATGTTTCTACAAAGCAAAATGTAGACAAAGCAAAAAACATATTCAGAGCATTCAAGTCTGCAAGAGCAAGACAAGTGTTTGTTTCTGCATCCAATTTTATGATTATGCCTAGCGGGGAGATACTTGATGACTATGTTCCTGAGTAGAGACACGGTCGACTTTTCTGCTTATCTTTCCGCTACGGATCACAAGCAAAACGTGAGAGACGTATCGGTATGGATTGACGAGCTTACGGATAACTTACTGAATCCCGTAGAAGAAAAATCTACGCCGATGATGTGGGAGTCTACGAAAGGGTTTGCATTTCGTCCTGGTGAAGTCACTGTGTGGGCTGGATCTAACGGTGGTGGCAAGTCTTTGCTGACAGGCCAGATTGCACTGGGTTTAATCAAGTCTGGCGAGAAAGTATGCGTTCAGAGCTTTGAGATGAAACCTAAAGTGTCGATTAAACGGCTTTTAAGGCAGTTTGCAGGCGAAAACATCGACGAGGTGGCATCCATACATGGGTTGGACTACAAACGCGCCTTATACGACCGTTTTAAGGCTTTTGCATCTGGGAGCCTTTGGTTTTACGATCAACAAGGAACTGTGACAGCAGATCAAGCAATCTCTGTTGCCAGGTATTGCGCTGTAGAGTTAGGTGTTACGCACATTGTTATTGATAGCTTGATGAAGTGCGTTAGGGGTGAAGATGACTACAACGGACAGAAGGCTTTTGTAGACGAGATTACGTCATTAGCTCGTGATCACAATGTGCATGTGCACTTAGTTCATCACATTCGCAAGCTACAGTCGGACGAGAACATGCCGAATAAAAATGATTTGCGTGGTAGTTCATCAATTACTGACCAAGTGGATAACGTCTTTATTGTGTGGCGCAACAAGAAGAAAGAGAACGAGATTAATCGCGGTCAAGACACGGACATGTCGCAGCCGGACATGGTTTTGATGAACGAGAAACAACGTAACGGTGAAACGACAGATTGGTACAACTTTTGGTATCACAGAGAAAGCACACAGTTTATTGATAAGTGGCAGGGTTTCCCGCACGATTTTGATAACAAAGGCAGGTTTAAAGGATGAATGAATTTTTCGAAGAGGAGCGGCATCGGTGTGAGGTTAGGCAAATTTTAAAATGGCGGGCACAAGACAGAAACAAAGCAATCGAATACATTGAAGACGTAAGAAAAAAACGGAATGATGCTGCGGCAAATAAGTTACATAAAGATGCTGCTCATCAATGGGTTAACGGAAATCGCGGAATTCATGGAGATTGGAAATGACTTTTAAACGCGTAGATTCTAATCAAACAAAGGTAGTCAAAGCATTGCGGGCTGAGGGTATGACAGTCCAGCACCTGCACGACGTTCATGGCGGTTGCCCTGATTTACTTGTGGGCTACAAAGGAAAGAATGTATTGCTTGAGATTAAAGATGGCGAGAAGTCTTGGAAACTAACTCCTGCTCAAGTGATCTGGCATTACAACTGGCAAGGTCAGGTTGCAGTAGTTACTGGTATAGATGGCGCAGTACAGGTGGTAAAAGATGCCGTCAAATAAAAAACCACGCAAGCCACAGGCAAAGCGCAAGTTAACGATTCCTATTGTTTTCAGACAGAGTGCGGAGGTTGATACTGAATTGCAGTTAGTGCCGCATACTGAACTTTTGAAAATGCGCTCAGGGGTAGGTGACGAGGGTAGCTGGAATATGATTACTTGCAGGTTAAACATAGGTATAACTGCTTGCAAGCAAAGTGGCAAAGAATGTTCTGTTATTGATCGAGGTTTGGATGCAATGATTAATGTTTGGCGCAGGTACGAGAACACCGGCAAATTTGGGTTGTCTGGCAAAGATTTGCGGGATATTGGAGATGGTCTTGTAGCTACAGACGAGATCCAGTTAGCGGTGACAAGAAGAAAATTTAATGATGCGGTTCAATATGTCTACAAGCATGCGGCAAGGTAAGATATGAAACAAATAGACCCAAATGAAGCTATTGATTACATGATCAAGCATTCTGCTGAGTATGCTCAAGCTAAATCACAAGTTACATATTTAGAGGAGTTTCGCAAAAGCAAGAAAGCAATGTTGTTTAGTGCCGCAATTGGCAACACTATTGCTGACAAAGACAACTACGCTTACAGTCACCCTGAATACTTAGCTGTACTGGATGGCTTAAAGGATGCTGTGGAGAAGGCTGAAACGCTTCGCTGGATGCTGATAGCAGCGCAAGCAAGGATAGATGTCTGGCGCAGTCAGGAAGCCAGCAACCGAGGAATTGATAAGGCTACAAGATGACAGATAGAAACGTGCAAGCAGTAATACAAAAAATGGCTGACAGGGCTAAGTTTGGTTTAATTAAATACGGGGTAAGCACTGAGCGATCTGATTTAACGCGTAAACAATGGTTGATTCATGCACAGGAGGAGGCAATGGATTTAGCTGTTTACTTGCAGCGCATTATTGACGACATAAATGACTAAGGACGAAAAGAAATACTTATCCAAAGTTGCTGACTTGGGTTGTATA